AGGTTTGACGTTAGGGATATAACCAAAAACAACCTAACGAAGCAGGACTATGAAAATCTTGCAGATACGAACAAAACGGTAAATACTGACGAGATGCAGGAAGAACTAGACAGAATCACTAAATTAGCAGGTGTAAACGAAGGCCTGACAGGCACTGCAAAACGTTCGTACGAGAACCTAGACAAAACAAAATTAATAATCAGACACAAAGGCAAAGTTGACGAGACTGTGCCAGGTGCAAGATCAAGACAGATACAATCATTGTACATCGAAAACGAAGACGGTGAAAGATTCAAATATCCACTTACACACCTAGCAGGTGCGAGGGCAATGATGAGACACGTTGCAAACGGTGGAAGACCACATGATGAATTTGGACAACACATTGTATCAACTTCAGAAGACATAGCGAAACTAAATTCATTCTCGAGATATGTTACTAACAAAGATCAGTTGAACGACAACGCAGGCGACATCATTGAGCAGACTAAATTGAAACTAGAGAACCTGAGGGGTTACATGAAGAATCTTTCTAACCAAGCACACTACGAGAACGCAAGTAAAGATTTCAAAACATCAGAAGAACAAATACTAGACGATGAAACTGTTAACAAAATGAGAGAGAAGTTCACAATGACTAACCTAGACAGCAGGGTTGAAGATGCATTACCAATTATAAACAGAATAATGAGTGAACTAGAAACACCTAAAGAAGAAGAGCAAGTAAACGAATTAGAACCAGATGCAGAACCAATCGACGCACCTGTACAAGCACCAGTAGACCACGGAGCAGTGGTACAGAGTTTCTTGAACGATCCAGACAGCAAACTAGTATTAAGGAAAGATGATTCTGCAGACAAGATGTTGAAAGTTACAAAATTCACAAACAAGAACACAATGTTAAGTTCTATACTATCAGACATAGCATCAAGACTGTTGACTAAATCAGGTGAAGAAGACAGAGTGGCAAACTTTGCTTCAAGAGTAGCAGATGAGATGGAACAGGAAAATTCAGCAACATTCAAACCAACACCAGACTACATCAAGAACAAGAAGATCGCAGTGCAGTTGGCAAAGAGGTACATCGACGACTACAAGAAAATGCAATCAGAACCAGGTTACACTGATCAAGTGAGAATGGAACCTGCAGATTTCAATCCAAAGAAAGACCTTAAAGGCAAAGCAAAAGAAACTGAAGCGTTCGAAGGTTGGGTTGACTCAATGGTTGACGAAGGTGGTATCAAACCTTACGTGTCAATGAGCAGGGGCGAAGACAACGGCAAGATGAGGTACAATGTACTAGACAGAAATGAAAAAACAATCTTCTCATCCGTAGACCAGGAAGAAGCACAAGATTTCTTAAGGCTTAACTTTGACAAGTTGAGAGCAGGCGAGATGGAAGTTGCGTCAGGCGGCGTAGACACAGTAGATGTTGACGAATATGCTAAAATGGGAGATTATCCAAGAGACAAAGAAATTGAAAAGAAAGACAAAGAGAACGCTACAAAACTTGATGTGACAAAAGCAGATAAAATGATGAACTCTCCAGCGTATCAAAAAATGAAGGCCGGTGATCCTAAGTATGCAAACAAGACTGAAGGGAACCAGTTTGCACAGGCAGTGCAGAAAGCCAAAGCGGCAGGCATGAAAGCAGGTGACAAGTTCAAAGTCGGTGACGACGAGTACACATTGAAAGATGCCATAGAGATGGCAGGGTTACAACTGGAAGAATTCTTCTCTGAAGAAGAAATGGAAGTTCCAGAAGAAGCACAAGCGGAAGCAGAAGCGATCAACACAGAATTAGACAGAATTAAAACGCTGGCCAACATAGCATAATAAAACCACCATATTACCAATAATAGTAGTAGACATTAGATAAATATAGTTGTATATTACGTACTATATGTCTGATATACATTTAGGCAAAAAACAAACATAGGCACAATAAAGGAGGCTTACATTATGGCATCATTGGCTGAAATAAGAGCGAAGTTAAAATCTCAAGAAGTGAATCGCTCCACTTCCAACACAGGCGGAGACAACGCCATTTATCCACATTGGAACATAGCAGAAGGATCAGAAGCAGTGATCAGATTCTTGCCCGATAAGGATACAAACAATACATTTTTCTGGACTGAAAGAAACATGATCAAACTACCTTTCGCGGGTATCAAAGGTCAGACCGATTCTAGACCAGTTACAGTGCAAGTACCTTGCATGGAGATGTATGGCAAGACTTGTCCAGTACTAACAGAAGTTAGACCATGGTTCAAAGACAAGAGCATGGAAGACATGGGCAGAAAATATTGGAAAAAGAAGAGTTACATTTTCCAAGGTTTTGTAACAACAAATCCATTAGCAGAGGACTCAACTCCTGAGAATCCAATAAGAAGATTTATAATTGGACCTCAGATCTTCAACATTATCAGAGGAGCATTGATGGATCCAGAGATGGAAGAAATGCCAACTGATTACGTGAAAGGTGTGGACTTCAGGATCACTAAAACAACAAAAGGTGGTTATGCTGACTACTCAACATCAAAATGGTCAAGAAGAGAACGTGCATTAGACGAGGCAGAGAGAGCCGCAATCGAAACACATGGTTTACACAACCTAGGTGACTTCAGACCAAAAGAGCCAACTGAAGCAGAGGTTAAGATAATCGCAGAACTATTTGCGAAATCTGTGGAAGGTGAGGCTTATGATCTTGAGCAGTATGGACAGTACTTCAGACCAGCGGGCGTGGCTTACCAAGGTAAACCACAGGTAGCAGTACCAACAGCATCGGCTCCAGCGGCAACACCAGTAACAGAAGCGGCACCAGTAACTGCGGCACCTGTAACTGCAACTGCACCAGCACCACAACCCGAGGCGGCTCCGGCAACGGCGGCTCCGGCGGGCGACAGTGCCAAGAGAGCGGAAGACATCTTGAAATTGATTAGATCAAGACAAGCAAAATAATCTGACATTTACCAAGGCCTTGATATTGACTATTGGGGCCTTGTGTAGTAAAATTATATTATGAAAAAGAAAATACAAAAGGCTGTTGAATGGATATTGTACAAACAGATACCGGCATGGATGCTGATTGTGGCAATAATCCTTTGGATAGTCTTATAAGGGAAATAAAATGACAAAAGTATTTGACGCAACAAAATTTAGAAAAAGTATCACAAAATCAATACAAGGGTTAGGCATAGGATTCAGTGATCCTACAGATTGGATCTCAACAGGAAATTACGCATTAAACTATTTGATGACCAGTGATTTCAACAAAGGTATTCCACTAGGAAAAGTAACTGTACTTGCAGGTGAATCAGGAGCAGGCAAAAGTTACATAGCATCAGGAAACATAATCAAGAACGCACAAGAGCAAGGCATCTTCGTTATATTGATCGATACAGAGAATGCACTAGATGAGAAATGGTTACAGGCACTGAAAGTTGACACATCAGAAGACAAACTTTTAAAATTAAGCATGTCGATGGTTGATGATGTTGCGAAGACTGTTTCAGAGTTCATGAAAGGTTACAAAGAGCAACACGCAGACAACAAAGAAGGTGCACCTAAAGTACTGTTCGTCATAGACAGCCTGGGCATGATGCTTACGCCAACAGACGTAAACCAATTCGAAGCAGGTGACATGAAAGGTGACCTGGGTAGAAAACCCAAGGCCTTGACGGCACTAGTGAGAAACTGTGTGAACATGTTTGGTAGTTGGAATGTTGGACTTATAGCAACCAACCACACATACGCATCACAGGACATGTTTGATCCAGATGACAAGATATCAGGCGGACAAGGATTCATCTATGCAAGTTCTATCGTTGTTGCAATGAAGAAATTGAAATTAAAAGAAGACGAAGCAGGCAATAAAGTTTCAGATGTTAGAGGTATAAGAGCCGCTTGTAAAGTTATGAAGACCAGATATGCCAAACCATTTGAAGGTGTACAAGTCAAGATCCCGTATGAAACAGGCATGAACCCATACAGTGGGTTAGTTGATCTTTTCGAGAAGAAAGGCCTATTGGTTCAGACAGGAAACAGATTGAAATACATTGACAAAGCAGGTAAAGAACACATAGACTTCAGGAAAGCATGGGTTGGTGATAAATTAGATATGATAATGGCAGAGTTCGAAGAAGAGGTACCCACCGAAATGGAGGATACCGATGCCCCTATCGAAGTAGAAACAAAAACAAAAGCAAAGAGTAAAAAAGAAGAGTAATGATAGATTTTACACACGAGGACATCGAAAGGTTATGGAACTCCATAACACACTACGTTCCAGAGAGACAGAAACTGGACTGTGCCATAGATTTCATCAAAAGCCTAGAGG